GGTCGTCGTTCCATGCGCACTTCAACAGGGGCTGTCGGACGAGCCGCATTGCGAATCGTATCACGAATAAGTTCATCAGCTTTATTTTTATCTGATGCAGGTGTCCGTTCAACTTTTGTTTCTTGAGGTCGATTAAATAAATTTGATGCTGTTTGCATAACTTGATCTAAAAGACGGCTACCGCTAATTTTTTCAACTCCAGGACCAAGAATACCTGATAAAAGTGCACTACCTCTTTCAGTTGCCTGTTGACCATCGATCGTCGGCGGTTGACCTTCTAGACCTTTTACCCGTGTTCCTACATCCGCTAACGCAGAACCTACAATAGGAATATTAGCCCCTAACGCTAAAGATGCAGCTGTATCAGCTAAACCCATTGGCGCACGAAATGATTCTACGGTTGTTTCTTGTCCTGTTCTTGGATCAATAACCTTTTGACCTGTACGCACACCTGAACGTAAAATACCCGACGCCATATCGCCAGAAGCAAAATTAGGATTATATGCTGGTTGACTAGGATCGTTAAATGGGTTTCGATATTTTGAATACTGATTAGCCGCAATCTTATTTATTTGATCCTGCGACAATAAGTTTGTATACGAAATTTTCGATGGGTCGATTCCAAAAACTCGACTAAAGAAACCTTGATTACCATAAGGGTTTGTCGCAGTAATACCTTGGGCTTTATTATAAGCCTCTTGGCTCATTGGTTGATTATTATCACCGTCGTCGCTACTGTCAACTTGATTGTTGCTTGAAGGCTCAACACTATAAGATCTACCACTTGACCCCAAAGAAGAGGCGGGGGAACCTGTATCAGGACGATCACCAAAACCGCCGCTTCTATCACCTGGAGTGTTCATCATCTCAACTTTGTTTTAGATAAATATAAACTCAGCATAAACATATATCATTTTTACGCAAAACAAAATCCCCTGTAGAAGGTTCCTTGACCTTCTTACTATTTTATGGGGGTGGGGTAGAAGGTTCCTGATCCAAGAATTTTGGGCATATCTCGTAACAGCGTTATGCCTTGTGACTTTCTATATGTGTGGGGGCGATTTTAGGTGGGTGGGGGTCGCGAAAAGCCCCAGCCAGATCAGCATCCAGCTGGGACTCAAACAGTCAGTTAAACAGCTTGATAAAATAACACAAGCGCAAAGCCAACCAAACAATAGATTGCAATGCTGCCTAGCGCAATAACTTTTAATGCACTCAGAAGCTGATCAAGTAAGTATCCAAACATTTCAAATCCTCCAAAGTTGTGGGCTGGAGCACAAAGCCCCAGCCCGATCAAGTTAAACACCAGTGGAAATAAATCCATCTTCAATTAACTTTCTGCGATAGAAAGTCACGATGCGTGTAGCACCTTGGACAGTCGCCAGTGGGCTTTCATCCGCATCCAAAGCTTCAATCAGCTCAGACTGCTTGGCGGAACCACCGAGCTGATCCAGCACAAACAGAATAGCTTGTGCCTGAGCTGGAAGCGGATTAGCTTCAAGCAGCTCAGCCGCATTTTTAGCAAGCTTCAACTTAATGTTATTGCGACCCTTTGGTGCAGGTGCAGGGATACCGCAACGTGCAACAGACTTTGGGTCAACAGTGGGAGTAACAGTCGCGCCATTTGACTTTGGTGTAGAGATCTTCTTGGTCATAGCTAAATCCTTTCTTAATTGCTATTGTCATATCATTCTAAACCATTTTTATACTATAGTAAAGTAAAAAATACATCAAAACAAAACTTTTTTCGCATGCAGCATGCAGCATGCAGCAGCGTGAATCAGTCAATCAATCAAACAAAGAGTCAATCAATCAATAGACCTTGGTCAAAAATCAAAGATTTTTGATTGCGCTGCTATTGTTGTTTTTCAAATGATGATGAAGGGTAGTATATAGTCAGTCAGTCAGGCAAACCACGGGGATGATGAAAGGGCGGTCAAATGATGACCGCCCTCGCTGACTTATGCGTATGCGATGTAACCTTCTTCCAACAAATCCTTGCGGTAGAATGTATAAATGCGCTTTGGTGTCTGAACAGTCTTGAGACCGTTCTCAAGCATGGCCCCAATCAGCTCAGCCTGAGTAACGGGCTTTTTGTCAGCACCGAGAGCCTTGAGAGTATTCAAGACAACAACGGCCTGATTAGGCAAACGGCGATTTTCCTTAGACAAAGCAACAAGCTTGATCTTACGACCGTCAAAGCCCTTAGGGGCTGGAGCAGGGATGCCAGAGTTACCAGCGGGATCAACAACTTTCAAAGTAGCAGAAGCTGTCTTAACAGTGGCTTTTTTTGAAGTAGCCTTCTTCTTAGAAACTGCAGTCATAATAATGTCCTTTCTTGACTGTGAGCAGCTGGCTAGGCGACCGCCTTAACCATGATTATAATATAGTATAGTAAGAGGAAGAAGTAAAGTACAAAATAAACAATCTTATGAACGGTTGGAACTGCAGTCAGTCAGTCGGTCAGTCAACCGAGAGCCTTTAATTGCAGTGAGTCAGTCAAACAAACATCATGCAAAAACTGAGGCCAATCAATCGGCGCATGGTATGAGAATGCAGTAGATGATGAAACCCCATGGTCCAATAACCTCAGAGCATCACTCCCACGATGAAGCGTCAAAACATTGTGTTTTGAATGGGCGACTAGTATCCATGACCTCCCCCCAACTGATGCGCGGCGCATGTGCCATGAACATTGAAACGGAGTCAGTGAAACAGTATCAGTAGATGTACATTTAAGTTCAAGCCAAAACTCTGTACCATGATAACAGGCATTGACATCAGGAACTCCCTGCTGTAATGCTCCCGTCTCGATCCTCTGCCAATGAACCTTGGTCAAGTTGGTCTTCAATGCTTGGTAGAGTTTCTTCTCCGTCTGATACATGGTTCACTACTTTCATATTGCCACCGTCCAACAAATCCTGTAACTTTGATCTTAGCTCTTCATCGGACATCGTTTCGACTTTGTTGACGGTCACTTCCTTCTTCTCAATATACAACCCTGCCGCTTTACCTCTCGAGATCTCTGCACTAATAGCCGAGGATATTTGCCCTGAATCAACAGCTTCATCACGCAGACGGGAAAGTTCAGTAAGATGCGACTCCATAGAAACATTCTGTCGCTCGATCTCTTTTTTCAACAGGTCGATGATATGATTAGCGATGAGAGGATTTCTGCGAAGTAGAGCAGAGCCTTGCGCTTTCGCACCAAATTTGTGTTTTGTGAAACCAGATTTGCGAGCGGCCTCAGCCCCAGACATACCCTGTACATACAACGAACAGAACTTTTTATGACGTGGCGAGAGAGGACGGTGTTTCTTACCATCGGGAGTCACCCAATAGTTACCGCACTCTGATGGTGCGACGGGCGTATACTCAAGGGATTCCAATGTAGTTACTTCAGTAGCCAACAAGCTGTCTCCATTTACTTAACAAAGTAAACATACCAGCAAATCTTACCCACCGCAACAATGTATATTTCCAGTGAACAATATATTTAGTGAAGCAAAAGTGACCCACGACGGCTTATCGTTATCTTGTTATCATAACCTGTAAACACGATATCATATCAACAAACCAAGGTTAAAGAACCACTTACAAAGATATTATGACATTATGACATTATGATGGAGGTTTACGTGAACGAGTCACTCAAACCTGTAGGAATAGCATTGGGGGCAAAAGCCCCCAACACGAAAGTTATTTATTATGCTGCCCAACCTAGATCATCACACCATTTTGCATGATGTAATTGTATCCATCTACGCCAAGCATCTGGGTCTGTCTGTAATTCGTGCTCAGTAAAGGACATCGCTTCTACCATGCCAACTACATATTTTTCACCTTGTTTAATGTCTGTTAAACAAGCTGGGTGTGGCTGATAATGAACGTTTAATGGTATAACAGTAACTACAACATATCCAGCCTGATAATATGCTAAATACGAGATCCTTTCTTCACACTCTATTAAAAGTGTACGGCTGATACGATCATCTCTCTCGTCGCCGAGAAGCTGTAGAAATTGAGGGATAGGTTCTTTACCTACGCAAAAATCATATTCCATGACATTATACCTTTCTTACTTTTGTTGGAATACAGAGTCACCGATCCACGACCACTCGCTATCGTCGTAGTGATACCAAGACATAGTCGTTAAATTAAGGGCGAGGTGGACATCAGGTAAGTTTTCGCACAAGCCTGTGATCAACTTAATCTGTGGAACGATATCTTCAAGACTTTTAAAGACACCACTTTGGTATGTACGAAGCTGATCTGTTTCAGTATAATAAGCCCACATGACCTAATCCTTTCTTTGCTGGTCGGTGACGGGACGCTACCCGCCTACCATTATAATATAGTATACAACGTAAGAGAATACTATCTCAAAATACTCTATTTTACGAATCAGTCTAACAAGAGAACTATCCGCCAACAGCCCCCTGATAGACAGTAGGATCAGGGGGCTGAGGCAGAAAGGAGAGCAGTTTTAGATGTTACTCAGCATCAGAAGTGTCGAGAGACAGGGTCTAGCCACCCACGGTCAGTACTGGCCCAACACACTGTCTCTCTATCGCTAGTCTTATCCTTCTTCAGGCTAGTGGTCTAGCGAATTATGCAGCCTCGGCATACTCAATAGCTTTTGAAAGAGCCTTGGCTTTACGGTTAGCCCCAGCACCGAACCATGCGCTATGAAGGGCGTTACCCTCAGCCGCGCCACGACGCTGGTGGTCCTCTACGAAGGTCACACCATTAAGCGCACCCCACCAAGTACCCTTGGCTGATTTAAGTGTCGCTCCTGGAGAAAGGTCGACCGCACCCATGACCATCTCAGCGGTACGAGAGAACTTTTCCTGAAGGACGAAGTCCTCATCAGCCGAAGCCTTTGCTTTATCAATTAGAAGCTGGGGCTGGTACAACTCGGCGATATAATTCATAACGGTCTCGCCAGAGAACTGCTTTGATGAAAGGAACTCGGCTTGCTCTTGGAACTCCTTACGGCGAACCTCAGACAGACCCAATGCCTCCTCTGCCGCACGACGAACGTCCATATCGAACTCACGGATATGAGGCATACGAAACGCTGCACCGCCATCGGCAAGAGCCATGGTTAGGGTATTATTACACACGACCCTGATAGGCGTGAACTTTATAACCATAGCCTTACCTGCAACATGTGGCTGATTAATAAGCAAATAACCTTTGACCTCGTCACCACCTGCAAGTTTAAAGTCTGACGATATCTTAGCCAAGCCCCAAATCTCTGAGCCGTTACGAAGCGATCCAGCTGTCTCCATCTTCATGTGTCCAGCCTCAGTAAACTTCTTAAAGAAGTCGAAGATCTGCTCGTTTTGGATAGGAACGTAATCGTCACCGCAATGTGA